CGCAGGTATTGATATACTGAAACGGCATAAGATATTTGCAACAGCACGGAGCAACAATCTAATTAAAGAGCTTCAGAACTACAAATGGACGGAGGACAAGAACGGAAACCTGCTTAATAAGCCAATAGACGTTATGAATCACGCCCTCGATGCGGCACGTTATGCTGTGTTTAATAAACTTTCTAAACCAAACTACGGTAGGTATTCTATCCGTTGAGTTATTTATCTATGGAACTTAAATTAGTAGTACCAACTTCGCTTGACGAAATCACGCTTGAACAATACCAGCGCTTTGCTCGTATTGAAGGTGAGGGTGAGTTTAAGCAAATGAAGATGCTTGAAATCTTCTGCGGGGTTCCGTTTTCAGAGCTGCCGAATGTCCGCTTGATAGATGCGGTAAGCGTATTGGAACGCCTGGCTAAGACCCTATCCGAGAAGCCCGGATTAACTAAATTCTTTGAACTCAACGAGGTTAAATACGGATTCATTCCAGCACTTAACGAAATTTCATTAGGTGAGTTTGTCGACCTTGATTCGTACTTATCCGATTGGGCAACTATGCACCGTGCAATGGCTGTACTATATCGTCCGGTCGTAAAGGAAAAGGGTGAGCGTTACGATATTGAAAAATACGCAGCAACAGACGAGCGAGACGAAATAATGAAACAGATGCCCGCTTCGGTAGTGCTTGGGGCGCTGGTTTTTTTTTATCGTTTAGGGAACGTATTGGCAGCGCATACCCTGCGCTCTTTGGAGAAAGAACTGAAAACCCATACACCAGAGAAGCCCAATTCGGACAGCGATGGGGATGGTATCAATCAATCTATGCGCTTGCTCAAGGAGATGTCCTCAAATTTGGAGACGTTACTCAACTTCCAATAAACCAAGCGTTGACATACTTAACATTCGAGAAAGAGAAAAACGATATTGAAATTTCAATGATAAAAAAATGAGAAGCTTTTACCTTGCCACCGAAAAGATAAACGAATACCTATCCTCGCACCCTTTGGTGAAGGTTGTAACCTTTGGGGATATATTCGACGTTGACCTTAACAAGCAGACCATATTCCCGTTGGCGCATATTATGGTTAACCAAGCAACATTCGCAGACCACGTAATACGATTCAACGTATCGGTATTATGTATGGATATTGTGGACGAAACGAAGCAGGATATTAGAGACCAGAATGAGCCGTTCTTTGGTGTGGATAACCAGCAGGATATTTTGAATACCACCCTGGCTATTCTAAACGGATTGCAATCCCAGTTGCGCCGTGGTACGTTGTACACGGAGAAGTACGAAATCGAAGGTGATATTATTTGTGAGCCGTTTACGGAGCGTTTTGAAAGCTTGCTTACCGGGTGGAACCTGACCTTTGACTTGATTGTACCGAATACGGAAATATCTATCTGCTGATGTCCCGCCAACAACTCGTACAAGCCGCATTAACGAAGTTTGCAAAGCGTGTAATTCAACAAGCAAGGCAGAACCTCACCAAGAAGAAAAAGAACAGCACAAAGGAGCTGTACAATTCTTTGGATTACGACTTGGCGGTTGGCCCTAACTCGTTCTCCCTTACGTTCTCAATGGAACCGTACGGGGAGTTTCAAGACAAAGGTGTAAGCGGTGTAAAACGCAAGTTCAACACGCCATACAAATACACCAATAAGATGCCACCACCCAAGGCGTTTGCAAACTGGGTAGTGCGTAAAGGGTTAGAAGGTGTCCGGGATAAGAACGGAAGGTTTATCCCACGCAAGAGCTTGCAATGGGCAATAGCAAAGTCGGTGTACAACAATGGTATTAAACCGAGTTACTTTTTTAGCGCACCATTCAAAGTCAACTTTAAGAAACTTCCACAAGAAATAGTCCAGGCGTTTGAGCTTACGCCCGATGACTTCCAAGCATTCACACGTAAATAATGGGACTACCAATAGCCGCCTTTCCGACCTCGTTGCAATTTACAAGGTCTCCGATATTTATCACGCTAACCAAAGGCACAGCCGTTAACGACGGCCTTGTTGACGCTACGCTTACCCTGCGTATTTTCCAAGGTAGCAGCGCAAGTAGTCCAACGGCAGATTACACGTTAACCAAAAGCTCTATTAACGACGAACCTATTGTATTTGAAATCAGCGAGTTAATACGTGAGAAAATTACAACCGTATTAAAAAACGACCCTATTAGCGATTGGGAGAACGCAACAACTGAAGATGTATGGTGCAAGTTTTCTTTATCGTCTAACTATGTGAATGCGGGAACCCCAGGTAGCGGCTTAATTCAAAACAATCAATCGTTCCTATGTACTGACGGCTGGTTGCCGTTTACTACGCAATCTGGTGGTATTGTTGCGGGTGCTGGCTTAATCACCAACCGCACCATTCAAGTTATGGAAGGATACGAGCAATCCTTGCCCGCCTTATACGATGCGAACACCGACCTTAACGGCGTGCTGTACAACGTAAACGGAACCGACTATTTTTACGTGCTATCCGACGAGCTGGGATTCTCAAACACAAGCACCCAGTCAACGCAAAAGATTATCTATATTCCCGCTGGCCCTAATAGCGTGGATTCTTTCTTGGGTGTTGAACCTATTGAGGATTACACTATTTCATTGATTAGTGATAGCGCAGCAGTCAACTACAAAGCACGGGTAGAAGCCGACGGAGGTACGTGCGAAGGGTTTGCTTGCTTACGTGCAGCACTTGCTGAATTGGGATACGAGGAAAACGCTACCGATTACAATTACGAATTGGTATGCGAACCTAAATACACCCCGGTACGTGTTACCTTCATTAACCGGTACGGAGTTAGCGACTACCTAACTTGCTTTAAGGTTTCCACCCGAAGCGGTGGGTTCACACGGGAAAGTTATATGCCGCAGTTGCCTACTTCCTACGACGTAACGCAGCAGTTGCAGTACCGTAACTTTGATGTCAACAGCCGAGAGACCATTACGGTTAATACCGGGTGGGTAGACGAGAATTACGACGATGTTATCCGTGAGTTGCTTATGAGCGAGAAGGTATCGCTTCTTTACGATGGGCAGGAGTTTACAGCCAACCCAACCGACGGAGGTGTTGAATACTTTAAGCAGATTAACGCCAAAATGATTAGTTACACCCTGACGTTTGAAATTGCCTGGAACATTAGGAACAACATTCGATGAAAAATAAGGTAACGCTATTTGTAGGGGACGAGGAACTTGATATGTTCGGGGATGAGGATATTGTAATTAACCTTTCCGTACAAAACATTCAAGACATAAGCAAGGTATTCACCGACTTCAGTCAGGGCTTCAGCGTTCCGGCTTCGCCAAGGAACAATGCTATCTTTTCCCATTACTACCGCACGGATATTGTGGGTGGTGCTGACTACCGATTGCGTGCCGAGGGATATATTGAAATTAACGGCTTGGTGTTCCGTTACGGGTCGATTGAACTGGAAGGTGTACAGATGCGTCAAAATGCGCCCTACGCTTACGACGTTACATTCTATGGGCTGTTGGTAAACCTTACGGATTTATTCGGTGAGGATTATTTATACGACCTTGCATCACTTTCCGATTACAATTTAGATTACACCCCGAACAATGTTTATACGGGCTTGCGTGGCCGCACGTTGTATCCTATTGTATTTCCGTTAATCACGGCGCAGGACGTTTGGTTATACGAAAGCGATAATACCAATAATGACCCGAACAACATTTATTGGCATAATCAAAACCAACAACACGGAGTTCAATACTACGACTTGAAACCCGCCATTACTATTGAGGTGATTATTAACGCTATTCAAACAAAGTACGGCATTACGCTTAACGTAAGCGGGATTGAGGACTACGAGAACTTGTATATGTGGTGCCACCGCCGGGCTGGGTATATGTATAAGGACTTGCCGAATGCTATGCGGTGGGTTCAGTTAATAGCACAGACCGAATACGCCCCAGTTGTAGATAATTGGTGGGACTATGGAACCAGCACGTTTACGCCCGAAACAACTGGGCCGTCCTTGTTCTATAATTTTACTATTGATATTAACCCGAACGCTTATACCAACAACTATACCGTAGGGCTTTTCGTAGACGATGTATTAGTAGCGCAGCAGACCAAAAACGGGGCAGTACAAACTACGTTTTCTGAAATCCAAGTAGCCGGCGGGTCTGTTGTATATTTTGCTTTTAAGCAATCTACCAATGAAACCGTATCGATTAACGTTCCTGAAGTAATTATAGACCTTACGTTTGCTCCGAATACCGTTTACGCTAACGCATACAACATTGGGGCGCAATCAGCGATTGCTGTTATAGATATACCTTCTTTGATGCCAGAGCAGAAGGTTTCTGACTTTCTTGCTTCGCTATGCAAAATGTTCAACTTGGTAATTATCCCAACAAGTAGCACGGAGTTTGACCTAAAGCCGTTGAGCGATTGGTATGGCACGGGTACGGATGTTGACCTATCCCAATACTTTGATATTACAGAAAGCCAAGTAGAGCGTCCCGAACTTTACAAGCAGATTCAATTCCAATACAACGAGACCGGAGCAATTACCGGCGAGGAATACCGACTAACTAACGACGTTGGTTATGGCGATTTGCGTTCTGAGTTTGTATTCGATACAGACGAGGAGTTGACGGTGCAACCGCAATTCGACCAGATGCTTTTCACCAGGTTAACCGACCAAGATGGAGGAGCGTTAACAAAATTGTTAGCAGGATACGCAGTAACCCGTGAGCTGGAAACATATTTAGGGCAACCATTTTTATTCTATGTAGCAACCCCGGTAACTCTTAGCCCAGCAACATTATCGTTTATTGACCAAACTAATACGATTACCGGCCACGACGCTGTGTCCGTTACAACTGTTGTGTACGCAAACGCATCCAATAAAAATACAAACACCGCATTAACCTATTCGTTAAACTACGGCGCAGATATTGACCCGTGGTTTTTTGAATCAGTAAACAATTCGCTCTACAATACTTATTGGAGTGATTATGTTACGGACTTGTACGACCCTTCCCGTAGATTGGTACGCATTCCTGCTATATTGCCTTTGGGCAAGATTCTAAACTTCGACCTAAAAAACAAGTTAATTTGGAACGGCGAGAAGTGGATTGTAAACAACGTGCAGATTAACCTTACCACGGGCAAGGCAGAGTTTGAACTATTAAATGATGTATGAGGGAATCTTATTTGAGTTATTTGATTGCACTCCTTAACAGCGAGCATTACTTCGGCGTATCGCCGGAGATTGATATTGCAAAGGGTATGTACAAGATAGGTGGTAAAAATGCAAATTATCGTAAATGGCGGTCGTTGAAACAGTAAAGATTCAAGGGGATGGTTCGGGGTTAGAGGCAACTCTTGAAAAACTTAACGCCACCGTTGAAAAATTAGCAGATACCCTCGGAACCGTACAAACGGAATCCAAGCAGGGGTTTGAATCTATGGCCAAAGGCGTTAAGAACGTCGAGAAGCAAACGGGCAAAACCACCGGGGCAATAGGACGCCTTGTGAGTTCAATTAAAGGGCTTGCGATTGTTACCGCCGTCGGTGATACCATTTTAGATGTATTTACTTCAAACCAAAAGGTTGTTGACTTTTTTAACACGAGCATCAATACAATCAAGATTCTATTCTCCGAATTGGCGGAGGTAGTATTCCCGGTTGTAGAAAAAGCGTTGGATTCCTTATTTACCGACCCGGTACAAGCAATTAAGGACTTTGGCGCATTGGTATATGAATACGGCATTAACCTATTTAAGCAAATGGGTAACGCTATTGGGGAACTTGGTGGTGCTATTGTATCGTTCTTCAAGGGGGACTTCGCAAAGGCATCCAAGCAAGCCAAGGAAGCGTTTAGCGAGGTTGTGGACGGCGTTGTAGGCGTAGAGGAAGGTGGACTTGAAATAATTGAAAAAGCCGCAGAGCGTGTATCTAAAAGAGTTAAGGAGGCAATCAAGGAAGGCCAAAAGCTTACAGCACTTGAAAAGGCCGCAGCACTTGCAGACGTTAAACGACAAAAAATTCAGTTAGAGCAACAGCGGTTGGCGGAATTGCAACGCCAGGCACGGGACGATGAGTTTGCTTCTATTGAGGATAGAATTAAGGCCAATGAGGAATTGGGCAAGATTCTTGAAAATCAATACACCCTGGAAGCAGAGCAGATTCAAAAGAAGATTGCCTTTGCCCAAGCGCAATACAACATTAACAAGACCACGGAGAATGCCGTAGCGTTAGCTCAGGCCAACTTGGAACTTACAGACCTTGGCGAGCGTTTGGAAGGTCAACGCTCCGAGCAGAAGATGAATTATATTTCTTTGCTCCGTGAGGAAAAGGATATTGAGCGTAGCAATACGGAAGCGTATATCGCCCGTCTGGAAGCGCAATTAAACCTTGATGCGGAATTGATTAACTCCGAGCGTGAGCGTTTGAACGTGCAACTGCAAAACATTGAATTATTAAAGACGGCACGTATTGCCGCTATCGAAGACGAGTTAGCATTAACAAAAGAAGGAACCGCACGTTACAACGAACTGATTAACCAACGTGCCGAGGTTGAACAGAACTCCGCAGCTGAAACAGCCAAGATTAAGAAAGACCTTAACCAAAAGGATATTGATGACCGCAAAATGGTTAACGATGCGTATATGAATTTAGCGCAGCAATCGTTATCAGCTCTTGCGTCTTTATCCGAATTGTTTGCGGGCGATAACGAAGCCCGTCAACGTAAGGCATTCCAGCTTAACAAGGCGTTACAAATTGCAGACGCTACAATGGCCACTTATACCGCCGTTGTGGGGGCGTTGGGCGCAAAGGGTGCGGATGGTTTGTTACCGTTCCCGGTACGGGTTGCTAACGCCGTTGCAGCGGGTGTTATTGGTGCCGCTAACGTAGCAAAGATTGCAGCTACAAAGTTTAGCGCATCCGAATCACCGACCCCGGATACTAACGCCCCGGATATGAGTTCCGCTGGTGGTTCAATGTCTCCGCAGTTTAACGTGGTAGGGCAAGGTGGAATAAACCAATTAGCGGCAAGTGTAAACGGGCGCAATCAGCAACCCATCCAAGCATACGTTGTAGCTGGACAAGTTACCAACGCACAACAATTAGCACGTAGACGAGCAAGAACAGCAACATTCGGATAATGAAAAAAGTAATTGAACTTGTCCTTGAGGAAACCGAAGGACTAAACGGAATCAACGCAATATCTATCGTTGAACACCCAGCAATCGAAGAGAACTTTATTACCCTTGCAAAAGAATACGAGGTAGAGTTCAAAGCGCAAGACGAGGAGAAGCGTATCCTTATGGGCGCAGCCCTTATTCCAAACAAAACAATCTACCGCAACCAAGGCGGTGAGGAGTTTTACGTGTACTTTTCCAAGGATACGGTACGCAGGGCTTCTGAGTTATTCTTAATGCGTGGCTACCAAGGCAACACCACACTCGAACACGCCGCAGAGTTAAGCGGTTTGTCCGTGGTAGAATCTTGGATTGTGGAAGACCCACAAAAAGACAAGACGGCTATCTACGGGTTAGAATTGCCCGAAGGTACCTGGATGGTTTCAATGAAAGTCAACAACGACGATATTTGGAATAACTACGTTAAGACCGGACGGGTTAAGGGCTTTTCTATTGAGGGCTATTTCGTTGACAAGATGCAAATGGAATCCCACCTTGAGCGCATCGAAGAGGAGGAAGCAGAGTTTATGCTTTCCAACATTATCGCCAAGATTAAAAAGGATGGCCGCTTAAAGAGCAAGAAGCGAATCGAAATGGAATCCTACACGGACTACCCAGAAGCGGTACGCAACAATGCTAAGCGAGGAATCGAACTAAACGAGAAGGGCGGTAACAAATGCGCTACGGCAGTTGGCAAGATTCGAGCGCAACAACTCGCAGACGGACGGCCTATCAGCGTAGAGACCATTACCCGTATGTACTCGTACCTATCCCGTGCCGAGGCATACTACGACGAAAACGATATGCAGGCGTGCGGTACTATTTCCTTCCTGCTATGGGGCGGGTTAGCCGCAAAGCGTTGGGCAGAATCTAAACTTAAAGAATTAGGCAAACTATGAAACAGACCCCAAGCCGTTCCTCCCCCAAAGGAGACAAGCGTGGCTGCTTGTGCAAGAATAACACCTATTCCAAAAAGTGCTGCGATGGCTCGTTGCAAGCACAAGGCGTAGGCGTTACCGTGAAGGTGCCAGTATAAAAATGTAACAATCAATAACTAATCAATTATTTCCAATATGAAAGCAACAGAAATTTTCCAAAAATTCTTTGCCGAACTGTCCGCAGTTGAGACCTCCGGTGTTGAGTTGGCGCAAGCCAAGCTCGATAACGGCACCGTCTTGGAAGCTGAATCATTTGAGGCAGGTCAACCCATTTTCATCGTATCTGAGGAGGATAGAATCGCAGTCCCAGTCGGTGAGTATCAAATGGAAGATGGCCGCATCTTGGTTGTAGCCGAAGAAGGTGTTATCGGTGAAATCAAAGAAGCAGCAGTCGAAGAAGAAGAAGCTCCGGAAGTTGAGGTCGAGGTTGAAGCAGCCATTGAGCCAACTATGGAGGAGAAAATCAAGGAGGTAGTAATGCCTATCCTTGAGGAGATGCGTGCAGAAATGTCCGCAATTAAGGAGGAAATGGGAGCGTACAAAAAGAAGCAGGAAATGTCAAGCGATATGCCCGCTGCTATGCCCATCCGCCACAACCCAGAAGCAGCCCCTGCTCCTGCACGAGTTAACCTCGCACAGAACGCAGCGGAAACTTCTATCGACCGAGTTCTCGCACGTCTTAACAAATAATCAATTCTAAAAAATGGCTACTACTACTTCAATTACCACAACGTATGCTGGCGAATTTGCCGGTAAATACGTTGCCGCTGCTCTTTTGAGCGCACCTACCTTGGACAAAGGTCTCATTGAGATTATGCCCAACGTATACTACAAATCCGTTATCCAAAAGGTCGGTACTGACGATATCTTGAAGAACGCTACTTGCGACTTCGACCCTACGTCTACCGTTACCTTGACCGAGCGTATTTTGACCACCGAGGAGTTCCAAGTTAACTTGCAAATGTGCAAAAAGGACTTCGAGCAAACTTGGCAAGCCGTTGAGATGGGTTACTCTGCATTCAAGAATGTACCCGCCTCTTTTACTGACTTTATCGTAGCTTACGCTGCCGAGAAGGTTGCTGCTCGTATCGAGCAAAACATCTGGGCTGGTGTTAACGCTTCTGCTGGCCAGTTCGACGGTTTCCAAACTTTGTTTGCTGCTGATGGTGACGTTATCGACGTAACTGCTACGACTGTTACCGCTGCTAACGTAATCGCTGAATTGGGTAAGGTTGTAGACGCTATCCCATCTACCTTGTACGGCAAGCAGGATTTGACTATCTACGTTCCACAAAACGTAGCCAAGGCCTATGTACGTGCTTTGGGTGGCTTCGCTGCTGCTGGAGTAGGTGCTAACGGTGTTGACAACAAAGGCACTATGTGGTACGGTTCTCAGGACTTGTACTTCGACGGTATCAAAGTTGCCCTGGCTGAAGGTTTGGCTTCTAACAAAATGGTGGCTGCACAGAAGTCAAACTTGTTCTTTGGAACTGGCTTGTTGAGCGACAAGAACGAGGTTCGCCTGATTGATATGGCTGACATCGACGGTTCTCAGAACTTCCGTTTGATTATGCGTATGAGCGCTGGTATCCAATACGGTATCGGTAGCGACATCGTTTACTACGGAGCTTAATCATTCTTAAATTTCCTTTGAAGGGGGTGGTGGTGTAATAACGCCCCACCCCTTTCTTTTTTAACTTACTAAATACAAATAAAATGGCTTGTGCATTATCCCTTGGCCGTATCGAACCCTGCAAGGACGTTGTAGGTGGAATCACGGCTGTTTACTTTCTGAACTATCAGGAATTAACAGTTACATACGACGCAACCAACACGGACGCTATCGACGTTTTGGGTAGCGGTTTGACGGCTTACAAATACGACTTGAAGGGTAGCTCTTCTTTTGAGCAAACCGTAACCTCCAGCCGTGATACCGGAACCACGTTTTTTGACCAGAACTTGAACTTGACCTTGCACAAATTGAGCAAGCAATCAAACAAGGAAATCAAATTGATGGCTTACGGCCGTCCGATTGTAATTGTTGAAGACTACAATGGTAACTTCTTTGTTGCTGGATTGGAAAACGGTTGCGAAGTAACTGGAGGTACGATTGTAACGGGTGCTGCTATGGGAGACCTTTCCGGTTACACCTTGACGCTGAACGGACAAGAGGCGGTTCCTGCTAACTTCTTGGACGGCACTTTGGCTGCTGCTGGAATTTCTACTATCGTTGTAGGTACAGATTTTTAATATACCTTTGACAAATGGATACTAAACAAACTATTTACAATATCCTCGCTTCTACTAAGAGCGAGCCAGTTAGTGTAGAATTAGGCAAATGGGACGCTCAAACAAACGCAGACCTTGATAAGTCGTTTTCTGCTGCTTCTATTGCTATTGACCAAGTAGATAAGGGAAAGGCGAACTTAAAAAAATCAATCTTGGTACACAAGAGCGTGATGGCCGCTTACGACAAGTGGATTAGCGGTCTTCAGAAAGCAGCGGATTCAATTCAACCTACTGGAAATAAAAGAAATGATGACCTTTCTAAAAAAGCTGCGGAGTTTAATGTTTTTGACGCAAAGAAACAAAAGGACAAGATTGAAAAACAAATGAAAGAAGTTGAACGGTTGCTTGCAAAACTTGCTGGTTTTCCTTTTTAATAATTAAATCAATTCATAAAGGCCACCTCCGGGTGGCTTTTTTGTTTGTAAGAAAAACAAAACGCCCGACTTGAGTTAATTAGAGGATGAATATTTTAACCACAAGCGCAACAGCGCAGAATTTACAAATCATCCCTCGCTCGTTTCCTGCTTCTGTATCGGCACGGTTAACGAATGAATCTACCAATACCACCCAGACGCAAACAATCGCACCAACAAGCGCAAACGGGTATATGACCTTGAATGCTGCCTGGACTTTAAGGGCGGCAAACTTTTACCTATTAGAGGTGTTTAGTGGCGTAAATTTGATATACAGAGGCCGGGTATTCTGCACCGACCAAACCAATTTCGAGAAGTTCACCGTGAATGCCGGGGTGTACGACCAAGAAACCGCAGGAGATAATACGTTCGTAATTATATGAGCAACATAAGATTTATGGCCTTAAATTCCTACGTTAAGCCGCAGGTAAAGGAGGTTAGTGGAAAGCAATGGATTGAGTACGGAGACGATAACAATTATTTCCAGTACCTTATCGACCGATATAACGGAAGCCCTACCAATAACGCAATCATTAACGGCGTTATCGATATGATTTTCGGCAAGGGACTGGCTGCAACAGACGCATCCCAGAAGCCCGACGAGTACGCAATGATGATGTCGTTGTTTACAAAAAATTGCGTTAAGAAGGTTGTTAGCGATTTCAAGATGATGGGCAACGCTGCCTTTCAAGTTATCTACAACCAAGACCATTCAAAGGTCGTAAAGATTGAGCATATCCCCGTTGAGACCCTGCGTGCTGAAAAGTGCAACGAGGAAGGTTTTATCCCTGCTTATTACTACGCAAAGAACTGGGATAGGGTAGCACAACGTAAAGAGGTTCCGGTACGCATTGATGCTTACGGAATGTCTAAGAGCGGTATCGAAATTCTTTATATCAAGCCCTACAAAGCAGGATACTACTACTACGCCCCAACGGACTACCAAGGTTCCTTGCCTTACGCAGAGCTGGAGGAAGAAGTAGCCAATTACCATATCAGCAACATTAAGAACGGACTGGCTCCGTCTATGCTGATTAACTTTAATAACGGAACACCTACCGAGGACGAGCAAACCTTAATTGAGGCACGTATTGCGGATAAGTTTTCTGGTAGCTCGAATGCTGGCCGTTTTATCCTTGCCTTCAACGATAACAAGGAACTTGCGGCAACAATCGAACCCGTACAATTATCCGACGCAAGCGAGCAGTACCAGTTCCTTTCCTCGGAGTGTACGCAAAAGATTATGGTTGGCCACCGGGTAACGTCCCCAATGCTTTTAGGCATTAAGGATAGCAGCGGACTGGGTAATAACGCCGACGAGTTAAAGACGGCTTCTATCTTGTTCGATAACGTGGTTATTAGACCATTACAGGAGATTATCCTTGATGCAATAGACCAAGTGCTATCTTTTAACGGGGCGGCCTTAAACATCTATTTTAAGACGTTACAGCCGTTGGAGTTTAAGGAGGAAATTGTTGCTCCTTCCGAGGTGGTGGAGGAATCTACCGGGGTTGAGGATAGCGGTATTGCAATGTCTGCTGACGTTAGCGACGAAGTGCTAAATGCAATGTTTGAAACGCTAAACGGTTTTGGCGAAGATGAGGACTTGGATAACTGGGAATTGGTAGACGAGCGTGCCGTTGACTATGAGCAAGAGGAGTATTTAGATTCTATTCTGCAATTTGCAAAGACCGGGGAGGCGTTCCCAAACGCTAAGAGTGAGCAGGACGGCGAAACCAAAGACGGGCGTAAGTACAAGATTCGTTATGCATACGCACCCACGGCTGAAAAAGTGCAGAAGTCCAATAGCCGCCAATTCTGCAAGCTGATGGTAAGTGCTAAAAAGGTCTACCGCAAGGAGGATATTCTACGTATGAGCAAGCAGGAGGTTAACGCTGGCTTCGGGCCACGAGGCGCAGCAACATACGATATTTGGTTATACAAAGGAGGCGCACGGTGCCATCACT